AGATGTTAATGTCTTATTTAAAACATTACCAAAAATGGTGGGACTAAGAAATGGAACCAGTCAAACACTTTGAAAAGAACACCATTGGTAATGACTACGTTGTTAGTGACATTCATGGAATGTTCAATTTGCTACAATCGAAGCTAAATGAGCTACACTTTAACCCAGAAGTGGATAGACTGTTCTGTGGAGGTGACAGTTGTGATAGGGGTATTGAGTCCGATAAGTGCCTAGAATGGCTCAACAAGCCTTGGTTCCACTCTGTAAGGGGCAACCATGAACAGATGATTATTGATGCCTACCGAGAAGAGGATGATAGATATGCTGTACATAGCTTTCAGAATGGTGGGGGTTGGTTCTTTGCCTTATTTGAACAAGAGAAGCTTGAATATGTAGAAGCCTTTGAAGCCTTGCCATACCTCATAGAGGTTGAGACAGATAACGGCTCGGTTGGTATTGTCCATGCCGAGGTTGAAAACAACTCTTGGGAGCACACTAAGACATTCGTAAATATGAATGAGAAGTACACCTTAGAGAAGTGCTTATGGGCTAGAGCCAGAATCAAGTCTAAAGAGACTACACCAATCCTTGGTTTACATAAACTATATGTTGGTCACACCCCAATGAAAGAAGTTACAACACTTGGCAACGTTATTTATATAGACACTGGTGCAGTATATGGAAAAGATGGTAGTTTCTTAACCGTATTAAAGATAAATTAACGTGTCAAGTAGTTTATTTGCATAAATAGTGAAATATAATCCTTTACTTTTAGACCGTTGTGGTGTATAATTCTCTTATGAACTGAAGAAAGTAAACAAGTGCCAGAAGCTCAATAGGCAGAGCACCCTGCTCATAACAGGGAGGAAGCAGGATCGTACCCTGTCTGGCACACCAACCAAGAGAATAATAAGAATGTCCAGATGTCGTGCATGTGATGCAGAGATGAATCCCACAGAACTCCTTATGGATAAGGATGATGGTAGCCCAGAGGATATGTGCTATAAGTGTAGAGAAACCCTATATGATGAAGACTACGATCATGAGTTTATGTTCGAGAATTTGTCTGAGGGAGTAACTAAATCAAGAAATATGGCAAATTATTAAAATAATGCTTGCTTTTTGATTAAAAAGCTGGTATAATAAGATACAGACATAACAAAAGATAATAAGACATGGCTAGTAAGACTAGAATACCTAAGAAAGTAGGTCGCCCTACACTTGATGAGAGTGGTTTTGGTGACTACGAACGTGAACTTAAGAACACTATCCTGAAATACACCAAACCGCTAATGCCTGCAGTAATGCAGAAGATGGCGGAGTTGGCTGGTATTATTAAGGCAGGTAATGGCACTTTAGAGGTTTCAGAAGAAGTGTTGGACAAGACAGATAATACCAAGAAAGAGGTTATCGTTGCCCCAACAGTTCAACTACAATCTTGTAAGGCTATCACTGAACTTCATGTAAATGCCCTGAGTGGCGTTTATGGCAAGGGGCAGAAGGAACCTAAAGAGGTTGAGGATAATAAGCCTAAGCTATCGAGTGTAAGTCGCCTTAGCCTAAGTGTCCCAGTACAACAAGAAAGTAAAGAGGATTAAAATGAAACTAAGAAATATCGGTTCAGGTAGTGGTGGTAAGACCCTCGGTTCTGGATCATGCGAATAAAGAACATCCTGTCCTTAGAAATAAGGCTGATTGCCGCACTCCGAGATGTATGGCAGGCTTGAGATCGGTGAGTGGATCAAGCACAGGAATAGCAACAGCGTCTCATAACCGCCCTCCTACCACGTTTCCTTGTTCCGTGGGTTGCGAAGAACAAGGACTAATTATCGGTGAAACCTTAGCACTATGGATGAAGGCAATACCGAGCTACACCTTGGCAAGTAATTGTTTAGGAATGTGTACGTTTATCCCTCCGAATGGGAGTAGTCAGAACTCTGACGAAAGGAAACGAACCTTACTGGAAACAGTAAGCAGATTAAGATCGGGGCTGGTGTGGGAACCAGCTTGAATACTCTTATTAACCAATCATGGGCAGCTTAGATTAAGTTCTATTCGGCTATGACCAAAGAAGTGGGTAGACGTACCTTAAAGTCCTCGGAATGTCACAAGCCTATGCACCTCTATTACACTACTTAAACAATGGGTTGTGTAGGATTTGTAAGCTCACACCGTGAATACGGGGCAACCTAATTATGCAGCTATGGTGTTAACGGGAACATACCGTCCTTCCAAGTCGGGGTTATGGGTTCGAAACCCATTGGCTGCTCCATCATTCCTCTATAGGAATCGTTGCAATACGCAACACAAATTATCTTGAATGATACGTTGGTTATCTGTTTCTTACGTTAATAGAAACTCTCCTTTCCTATAAGCCCAGTCCCTCACAGTACAGCAAATAAGTGCTGAATGTCACACTGGGCTTTTCTATACCTACATTTACGTAGATACGTAACTACTTTGCAGGATGACCGCAAATGACAGCAATTAGCATGACTAGCATGGGAAAGAATCCAGCAAACGGACAACTAGAGAGCGGGTTCGATCCGCTTGCGCCATATGATCCACAGTATCTTATTGTAAATGGTTCGGGTTTTGGCACAAAGTCGGCTAACTCGCCTGCCATTGCAGAATATTTTACTGGCGCTGCTAATGGGCAGTTACTTTCGAGCTACTCCCCGTCTTGGGTGGCATATGCTGACGATGGCGGAGTGATTACAAACCTAAATCCTAGATATTCTGGTCATAAATCTGGGTATAACGATTATACGCGTGGTGAGTTTTCAACCAACTACAAGCAGTATGATCCTTCAAGATCAGTGTTTCTAAGCTATTGGGCTAGAATTTGCGACTTTCGGTCGGGATATGATGGCGGGGTTATAAAACACGGTCGGATAACTAGCTCATCAGCAGCAGGTGGTGGCGGGGTATACAACGAGGAAGGGTCGCAAGCGTTCGGTGGGGTTGACTATGGGACAGGTGGCTACCCTTCGTGGTCAGGATCAGAGAATGGGCTAAACAGTCTTGGCGAGTTTAGCGATTTGCCTCTTGATGCGTGGTTCAGAATTGAATATGAGGTTCATCTAAACGATGTAGATGTTGCAAACGGGTTTTATAATTTGCGTGGAGATGTGTTCTCTGGCAGGCAGTCTGGCGCAATAATGCAGCGCAAGACTGGGTTTACAAAAGCTAATTATTTACTCGATACAACATTGCTAGGGCTAGAAATAGCAAACCCAAAAAAATGGTATAAGCCAGTTGTATTCACCGCATTGACTACATACACAGTCACAGTAGACGGTATCCCCTGTTCTTGGACCTCTGGGGCCTCTGCTCCAACGGCTAACGATATATGCACAAATCTTAGGCTGGCAGTAATCGCCACAGGTGGGGTAAACCCAAGTTACACAACGGTATATCAGGACGAGTTATATATTGACTACGGTAAATCATCTGTTTATGACGCAAAATTTGCAGTTGGGCATAAGGTCAGTCTGCAAGTTGGTGATGTTTATTTGGACACATCACTCTCAAGATTCGTCATCGGGAATGCGGCAACGTATGCAGCTTGCACAATAAAAGAACCCCAACCCTATTACTCATGGAACAATACTCAAGTGAAACTGACAAAAAAATTGATGGCCTTTTCTGGGCAAAAATATCTCTATTTTGTCAATGCAACCTTGGCTGGAACTACCTCTGTGTTTCTTGGCGAGATAACTAATCAAACTGAAATCAATGTAGGTGCAGTATGAGTGTAACTCAATTACTTGCGCCAACTATCATCCTCAATGCAGGGGGAGTTGGCGATAATGCTACGATGCCTACAATACCCGCAGGGGCTAATAGGGTTGTGCCTGTTTATATTGATGTTTATAACGGAGGTGGATCATGCAGCCTACCTGACGCGGTTACGTGCAACGGTCGCACAGCAGTATTTGTTGCTGGGGACGATTATCTAGCCTCGCAGGGGTATCTTGCTGGCGGAATATGGATGTTCAATGAAGCTGATGTGCCATTTATATCAGGTCAAACGCTCGTTACATCTGGCGGCTCTGGCACACAAAAATCAATTGATGTTATGGTTTTGCAGGATTGCGAGCAAACTGCCCCATACAATAAGAATCAGGGGCGCACGAACTCTACCACCCCAATAACCCTACCGCTAACGCGTGGGGCGGATTCACTTACCGTTGCCCGTGGATGGTGTGAGGCAAATACCCACGCATTGACGTTTTCTAATCCAGCGAGAACCTCTACTCTCGTTTATAGCGGTCGATGGGTTAGCGTTGCCGTTGCTGCTGATACCGCAGGAACCTCAGATTTTACCAGCAGTGTGTTTGGTAGTAGCTACGAAAACACCGTTGCAATTGCTAACTTTTTAACTGCATCGTCGCATGGCATTAGCAGTATTGATGACCCAATCCCAGCGGGTAGCAGCTTCAATTTTACCAAGTTTGGCATGGGTACAATAACGTCAATCACCAGCAATCGTTCTGGTGCAACGCTATCGATCATTACAAACACTTCGGCAATGCTGGCAGGATGGGTAAATGCGGGGCCATACCCTGAGCTTCCAAGCACAGTGCAATTCACGTTTGGTGACGGTACGTTATCGGCCAATGCAAATAGTAATATCTCAATACCGAGCGGTTATACAAAAGTAAACGTAGTATCGCCGGAGCTTGTAGACACCACCTATTTCGCGGCGGCCGTGCTAGCTCAAACAGGCCGCACAATAGTAACCGGAGATAGAATATATCGTTCGGCATTCACCAAGGCTGGCGGCGGTATTGATACGCTATTTTCAATGGCTGCTGATACTGGAATCAGTTGCGACCCGTTAGGCGGAACGTTCACTGCATGGTTATGGGTGAGTGCTGGCGCTGATGCTGGCAAAATGTATCAATATGACGTGACAGTTGATGGGAATGGTTCTGTTACTGTAGAAACCTGCGCCTCAAACACAAGACCTATAAGTAATACACTCCTAACCAGAGCAATATCTAATTCAATTACAACTCTACATTAAGAGATAATAATGACAGCAATAATTATAACAGCACAAACTGCTGCTGCAACCTCTACACAGTTCGCTGTTACTAAGAAGACTATTAGTCGCACTGTGATAGCTTCTGGTTTAGCTGGAGCTGAGACTGTAGTGATACAGATTAAAGATGGTGCAGGGGCTTGGATAGCAACCAGCTCTGCAAATAACCTAACAGCTACAGACCCTGTAAGAACTATTACAGCAGAAGGTGAGTATCGCCTTAGTAAGGGCGTTACAGCAGGTAGTGTAAGTTGTTCCTTGACAGGGGCTTGATAAGTTTAATGATGGTCGATACGGGGATTGCAACCCCTTCACATTGCCTATTCCTTTGTGATAGACTGTCGCCTTTTGTTCTGAATACGGAGAAGTTTTGAATTATAACAATATTTATTTAAAGTTAATAGAGAAGTGCAAAGAAAGGGGAAGTGACAAGAGTAAGCTGGAAGGCTACTACGAATCACACCACATACTTCCAAAGTCTCTAGGTGGAAATGATTCAGTTGAAAATTTAGTCTTACTGACAGCCAGAGAGCACTTCATAGCCCATATCCTTCTTTGGAAAGCTAACCCAGACAACACTAAGTTAATGAAAGCGGCATTCCTAATGTCCAACAGACGAAAGGGTGCTGGTGGGAAAATAGAGATTCAGACCAGAATTAGCTCAAGAGTGTACGAAGCCCTAAGAAAAGATTATGCAGCATATTCTTCAAAGATTAGTTCTGGGGAGAATAACCCATTCTATGGCAAGACACATACACAAGAAACTAAAGATAAGATATTAAAAACAAAAATAGAACGTGGAATTCTTCTACCACCAAATGAAAGACCTATTAAAGTATTGAAAGGTGTTGCCAAAGGTGAACGTCACGGGATGTGGGGTAAATCCCAAACCCCAGAAACTTTAGAACAAGTACGACAAAGTTGGAAAGCTAAAGACCTACGCCCTTGGGAAAACCCCACAGCAGTAAATGACTTAGATAAATGGGCTTTGTGTGATTACTTCTATGATATCTGGGTAGCTACAGGAAGTAAGGGTTTGAAAGTGTTTACTAAAAGATATAACAAAATACATGGGACGGATCACGGCTTAGCTTATTTCACAAACCCAAGACTAAAATTCTCCCAAGGTTGGATTCCTTTAGAAGATACTAAGTGGACTGAATTTAGATTTAATCATTTAGATATGAACGGTGGGTGGGTATGACAGTATTCGCCCCATGTTCAATTCCCCAGAGTTTATTCTTAAACAGTACAGCAGATATATGTTTTTATGGCGGGCAAGCTGGTGGGGGTAAGACGTTCTCAGCACTTCTGCACCACTTAAAGTACACAGACGACCCGTACTACCGTGGACTGATTCTCAGACGTACAACCCCAATGCTCCTCAAGAGCGGGGCGATATGGGATGAAGCCAAAGGACTTTATAAAGAATACGATCCAGATTGCAAGATTAGGATTAAAGATTTAAAGTTTATATTTCCCGCTGGTGCTGAAGTTGCATTCTCTCACTTTGAACGTGTAGACGATAAAGACAACTTTCAAGGTGCTCAAATTTCCTCTGTATTCTTCGATGAGTTGTGCCAGTTTGAAGAAGAACAGTTCCTTTACATCCTGTCCCGTCTACGTACAAAAGCAAACATGAAGCCCAATGCAAGGGCTGCGATGAACCCAGACCCAGATTCGTTCGTCAGAAAATGGGTTGATTGGTATTTATACCCAAGGGATCATCCTCTCTTCGGCAGACCTGATCCAAGTAAGCAGGGTGTTGTACGTTGGTTTGTTCGTCAGAACAACACAATGATCTGGGCTGATACAAAAGAAGAACTGGTAAAAGCTTATCCAAAGAGCACACCACTTTCTTTTCAGTTCATATTTGCCTCCGTCTACGATAACCCGCACATCGACCCGTCTTATATCGCCTTCCTTGAGGGTCTTGGTGATATTGAGAAAGAAAGGTTGCTGTATGGTAATTGGGAAGCTAGAGCAGAGGCTGCTGGATTCTTTAAGAGACAGTGGGTTACAGAGTTAGCAGATTATCCAGACGAAAGTGAGATAGTTAAGACCGTAAGGGCTTGGGATATTGCAGGTGAGTTATCAAGTAGTGCTGTTCCTGATCCAGATTATTCAGTTGGTGTCAAGATGGCAAAGCTTAAGAATGGGACATACTGTGTCTTAGATATCATACGACTCAGAGCTAGGTTCGGCGATCTTACAAAGAAGATCATAGAAGTAGCCACATCTGATGGTGTTGGTGTAGATGTAGGGATACCGCAAGACCCCAATGCCTCCGCTAAAGCTGCATGTAAGATGATGGTGAATGAGATCATCGCAGAAGGTTTTTATGCAAAAGCTCGTCCAACCAATAAATCAAAAGTAGATAGGTTCAGACCTTTTGCTGCCTCTTGTGAAAACGGTTCAGTGAGTATACTTAAGAACTGTGCCACATGTTTAGAAAGTAAAATTTACAATGATAATAATTTCTATTATACAGAGCTAGAGAAGTTTGATGGTGGTAGGAAGGGGCATGATGACCAGTGTGACGCAACGTCAGACGCTTTCATGTACTTAGCCCAAGCCAGAACACTTCCCAACTTCATGCACGGCTTGAAGCAAATGAACCTCTCAACACCAAACCCAATCAATAATATTCCATTCGGATAATATAGCCTATGGCTGATGTAAAAGAAATAGCTCCTTTGGAAAAAGGAGACAATGCTGCCTTACGCCTCCGAATGGGGGAGATTGGACAGACAGGGATTATAACCCTTGGTGGACAAGTAGGACTTGAAACAGATAGATGGGAGCTTCAGTGGCCTTACTGTATCAACACCTACACCAAGATGGCTAACGACCCTGTAATTGCCCCAGCGTTGTATTTAGTTAAGATGATGATAGCTCGTGCTAAATGGAAAGTTAAAGTTCCTAGACGAGCTAGCCCACAACAAAAGCAAAGAGCCAATTACCTCAAGCAAGTTATGGGGGATATGGATCACAGTTGGTTCTCCTTCGTAAGAGATGCTGCAAGCTTCGATACTTACGGTTTCAGTGTCCATGAGATTGTATTACGACCAAGGCGTAAACGTTACGGCAGTAAATATGACGATGGTTTGGTAGGCGTTCAGAAGCTCCCTACTCGTGCTCAAGAGACTATCAGTAAGTTTAATTACGATAAAGATTTTAGAGAGCTTGAGTCAATAGAACAAGCTTACTATACAAATAATGATAGTTCTGGTTTACCTACCAGTGCAGTGACAAATGCCACTAAGACTATCCCACGTTATAAGTTTTTATTGTTCAAGAATGCTTCAAGAAAAGAGTCCCCACTAGGTCAGTCACCCCTAATGGCTGCATGGCCTGCTTGGAAGTACATGACCTCTGTTAAAGAGTTTGAAGCTATCTCCATTGCTACAGACAGTCGTGGTTTGAAGGTGTTGTACATTCCACCTGAGTACATGACAGAAGACGCTAGTGAGAGTCAAAAAGAAATATATTCTTACTACCAACAAGTAATGAACGGTTTACATCGTTCTGAGCAATCGGGGATTATCCTTCCTAATGCTTATGACTCTGATTCAAGGGAGGCGATGTTTAAGCTTGAGTTGCTTGGTGTCCAAGGACAGAAGACAGTTGATCCAGATATTGTAATTAGCCGTTATGCAAAAGAGATTTTAACCTGCTTATTTGCAGATAGCTTACATCTTGGACAAGGGTCTGGTGGTAGTAACGCTCTTGCAGTTACGAAGTCCTCTCTTGTCGGTATGTACGTTGAATCTAAGTTGATGGAAATTAAAGACCAACTTAACCACCACTTAGTTCGCTTGTTATGGGAACAGAATGGGTGGGATTTAACTGATGTTCCTGAGATTGAATATGATGGTTTACAAGAAGCTGACTTAGATACTTTCTCTAAATTCATTCAACGTATTGGTGCTGTAGGTTACTTACCTAAGACTGTTGAAGTTGTAAATGAAATTCTTGATGAAATGGGCTTAGACCCCTATCCAGAAGATACTCCTATTGAAGACTTAAACCTTCCCGAAGATGTTTCAGGTAGTGGTGAGGGACTTTCTGAAGGGCTTCCATCGGGCACAGGAAAGGCAACTAAGGGCGGTGATAAAAGCACCACTAATAAGGCGAATAGCTGATGACAGTAAAATTTAAAGATAAGTTGGATAACACCCCACACTTAATGACAGAACAATCCTTTGTTCACTTCTTGAACTTCACAGATAACCTTCCAAGTAAAGCTGAATTGGCCAACTTGTTTGATGACAGTCGTGACACTCAATTAGCTAACTACAATCAAGAAACTCAAGTAGGTACTTTATTCGTTCATGGTGCTCTTGAGTACCGTACTGAATGGTATCACAACTACGGTTATGGAATGTCTTATGAATTGCTCTTAGAGCAAGCACAAGCTTTCCTAGACGCTGGAGCTAAGACGTTGTTACTTGAAGTAGATAGTGGAGGCGGTGAGTGTTACCAGTGCTTCGAATCAGGCGCATTGCTTCGTAAGATGGCGGAGGAGGCCGGAGCTAAGCTTGTTGCTTATGTAGATGGTATGTCAGCTTCTGCTGCTTACGCACTTACCTCTAATGCACATGAAGTAATTAGTAACCCTCAAGCAGAAGTTGGTAGTGTTGGTGTTGTAGTTCGTCTACGTAACGTCAGTGCTGCAATGAAACAAGCTGGTGTAGAAGATACATATATCTACGCTGGAAAGAATAAGATTCCTTATAAGGCTGATGGTAGCTTTAGTAAAGAGTTTACAGAAGGTATCCAAACTAAAGTGGATGCTTTGTATGAAGAATTTACAAACTATGTTGCTGAGAATCGTAGCATGTCTGTAGAGGCAGTTAAATCAACTGAGGCTGGAGTTTACTCTGCCAAAGACGCTCTTGAGCTTGGTTTAATTGACAGTGTGATGACTCACGAAGAGTTCTACACATATTTAGCTGACTATGTTCAGAAAGAGAAAAAACCACAGATGTTTAAATTGAAAACAAAACTAAGTTCCGAACAGGAAAAGGTAGAAATGAAAGAACTCGAAGATGCACAAGCTGAGTTGTCTGCCCTTAAAGTGAAAATGGATGCTGACGCTTTAGCTAGTGCTACTGCTGTTGCTGAATTAGCTACTTTAAATGCGACCCTCACAGACGTACAAGCACAGTTAGAAGTATTTAAGACTGCTGCTGCTGCCCTAGAAGCTGAGAAGCAAGCTGCTGTTGAAGCTGCTACCACTGCTAAATTAGAAGCTCGTAAAACCGAACTGTCTGCTGTATTACCAGAAGATCAAGTAGAAGCTGCAATGACTGCTCTAGCTGATGCCTCTGATGCAGTATTTACATTCGCTGTTGCAGGCTACAAAGCCAAGGCTGAAGCACAAGTAGAAAACCCTTTGTTCAAAGAGCAGGGTACTCAAGGCGCAGAAGTAGATCACGGCAAGCCTGATCCTAAAGCTTCTTATGCCGCTTACCAAGCTAAGAAATACCCTAAAGCTACTCCATCTAAATAATTAAAAGAGAAATAAAATATGGCTATTCAAACTTTAACCTTCAATCGCATGAGCGACCTCGTTCTTGTTGAAGATGATAACTTGGTACGTACCCAACGTAAAGCAATTACTTTGAACTTGTCTTCTGCTGAGTTGGTGAAACTTGGTCAAGTTGTTTATCGTGCTAAGGGTACTGACCCTGCTGTAGCTTACGCTAAAGTGTCTGCTGCTGGTCAATTGGTTGCTACTAATGAATTCGCAGTTGTTATCGGTAACGGCTTGGAATACAAAGAATCATTCAATGCCCCAA